CCATTACCCAGATATGAATCATATGTTCTTTATCCTAGTGGTGATTATACTTACGCTTATAAATGGATTCCTTATACTAATTATGTCCTTTCGCAAAATAGATTTGGAGATAATTATACTTCCGACTCTGATGTACCATTGGCTGTAGACATTAGTAGAAACGCTTTATATATGGCATATAGCAATTACGATGGTGACTACGATAAGACATCTCATGGTACGTACATATATGATATGTATGGTAATTTAATCACAAGTATACGAAGCGCTACTGGCTATCTGTATATGTTTAATGATAAGTTTGAATTTGATTATGCATATGGATTATGGGGCTATGGAAATTATGATCAGACTTATAGTCGTATACTTAAACATTATGATATAGATTTAAGTTTGCTTGGATCATATTCTGAATCACAACAAGACTTTTTATATGATATGTGTACTGAGAAAAATGGTCGGGGGTGTTGGTATACAAATTCTTTAGATAACACTTTAGTACACATGAATAGTAATTGCAGTAAGTTAAAAACTATATATTTAACTAGCCCAACATTTTTAGCCTCTACGATGGATAATGGTTGCTGGGTAGTGGATATTGTTGACAGTGTATCCACTTTCGTAAGATACACCGCTAGTGGAATTCAGTCTAATGCTGTAGCTGTACCATATAATACCACTTATAACACTTATGAAGTATCTACTATGACTGGTGATTTTAATAATGGTTTGTGGTATAGAAATGGTGACTACGTATATCATATGACAGAAGCTGGCGTATTTGATGTGGGACCTGTGCTTATAGTTGATTCAGATCAATTAAGAGGAGGCGCAGATGGATGTTTTGCGTATTCTACTGATGACAATCTTATGTATTTTATTGATATGTCAGGAACTATTGTTTCTCATTCTACGCCTAGTAGCACTACTTCTTTTTTTGGGGCTATATGCCATAGATATGAAGATGATATATTATATCAGCAATCTTTGTTGCCGATACATTATGACCCTGTTTGGGGCAATAATGGATCTTTGGCTTGGGAGGAGGTATCTAAAGATGGGCATTTTTTATCTAAAATGAAATACCATCAAGCTGAAATAACATTACAAGGCGGCGCTCAGCTAGAAAAAGTAATAATGGCTCCCACCATAGTAACAGAGGATATACCGTATGGAGAAAGTCGCGATATGTATGTTAAAACAAATATACCAAGCGGTACTGCTGTTCAATCGTATGAAGCCAATCTTAGAACTTGGTGGGGGGTGGATGAATAATGTCTTTAAATATAGTTTATAGTGTAGAAAATTTTACTGGTAGTTTTACATCTACATCGGGTAATAATACATTGACACGTAGTCAGGTAGCTGCCAATTGTGTGCCATTCTTTACTTCTTATAATAGCAGTACTATGGCCGGTGTTTTATATAATCACTTTACTGATATAACATTGTCAGGCACAACTGTATCTTATTCTAGGACTGGTAGTACTGGCACCAAATACTATAACACTTCTATAGTTGAGTTTAATCCATTTAAAGTTAAAGTTCAGCAAGGATCTTTTAGTATTGCTTCTGGATCATCTAGTGGTAGTGCCACTATATCTGGTGTAAGTAGCACAGGTAAAGCAGCTTTTACTTTTCATTATAAAACCAGCGACACCTCTACTACTATGACTTATCATGCGGTTAGGGGTAGGTTTACAAGTACTAGTGGTATAATTTTTGAAAGAGGAGGAACTACTGGCACTGTATCTGGACATTACTATGTTTTTGAAGACCTCGGTGATAATTTTTCTGTTGTTCATGATAGTACTTCTACGTCTACTATAGTTTATGGGAACGTATCTCCTCCCGGCATTATTCATAACACAATGTGTCTGGGATCATACTACGTATCTACTACTACTAATCCTAGCTATTCATCGTGTAGAATGTTTGCTTATAATGATTTTTCTTATGGAGTACGTAGAACTAATTCTCAAGCTACTCTATATACTTCTGCTCAAATAATAAAATTTAATGTACCTACAGCTACTTATATGGTTCAAAGGGCTAATGATATTTCTTTGGGTAGTACTACTACAACCTATTCAGGAACTATGACCGCCGTTAATTTAGATACTACTTCTATACATAATCCCTGTATGCTTGGAATTAATCAGACAGATACTACTACGGTTACTAACAATGAGCAAATTTTTACGCGGGCTAAAATATCTGATTCTACTACTTACGTAATTGAACGCGAAGAAACTGGTAGTACTGCTACTTGTCCTATAGAGATAGTTGATTGGGCATCTTATGCTACTTATAGTGGATCTGCCCCCGCAACAAAATTAGCGGCTTTATCTACAATTAATTCTATGGTAAGATCAATAGAGGAAGTTTCATGTACTATTACTGGAGATTATTATTCTATGCCATTAACTAAAGGTCAAGTGGCGGCAAATTGTGTTCCGTTTTTGACATATTCCTGTACTGGATATAGGCCTGCTGATGTGCTAATTGATGCTTATTTTATAGGAGATGCTTATATAAGAGTTATGCCAGGTACTAATTCTGCTACTACCTATGTGAAAGGATACATAGTTGAATTTGAACCAGCCCAAGTTAAGGTTCAGCAGGGGGAATTTTATACAGCCACAAGTGGAACTACTACTATTACTACTACTGGTACTATGGATATGTCTAAAGCGGCTATGAAATTTTATTATGCATATCACGAGACAGGCTCTGATGTGTTTGATTATACCGCTTTTTTGCGCGGGAGAATATCAACTACATCTGGATTAGAATTTTATAGGTATTATGGCACTACTTTATTACGTGGGCATTATTATATTTTTGAAGCATTGAATGATCAATTTACTGTACAGCGAGGTATATCTACCTTATCTTCTACAACTGATATAGCTGCCTTAACTTCTGGCGTTTGTCAAGATAGGACGATGCTACTAGGTTCTTATGCTTATGCTGGAGCTACGGCATATCCAGCTTACAATACTATGATGACGGCTCAGTATACTAAGCCATATATCAAAGAATTTAGGTCTACTGCTACTGGTAATCTTTATCATGCTTATACTGCTATAACGTTTAAAAATAATCCATTGGCTTATAATAATATTCAAACTCAATATAAAATGTTAACTATACCTGCCAATAGTGGTACTGGGTCATACACATTAGATTTTCCAGTTACTTCTGGGACTTATATTATTAATAACCCACCTACACTACCAGCTGGTAGACATTACGATGCCAGCGCTAATACTACTTATAGTGGGTCGTTTGCTTATTTAACTTTAACGAGTGGGGTGGTTACTGCTACTAGGCCTACTAATGGATATATACTTGATATGTTGCCACAAGTAATAGATTTTGTTGGCTATCCTACTACATCTGGAGCAACTTCTTATACAACTTCTGATAGTTTGATAAAATCAATAGAACAATTTGATTTTATTTGTGATAATAGATATGAAATATTATTTCCAACCAAAGGTCAGAATTTAAATAATTGTGTTCCATTTTATGGTGCTTATTCCAGCAATGCCGGTGGGTTTCAAAAGTATAATCACCCAAGAATTTGGTTTGAAGACGGAAAAATAAAAGTGGATCAACTTACTCATTTAACTACTTCTGTTTATTATACTTATGGTGTATTATACTTAGTAGAATTTAATCCTCTAAAAGTAAGAATTCAATCAGGCGACTTTGTTTTAAATGCATCTACTTCTACTATAGCATCTATTACATCTGTAGACCCCACGAAATCTTTTCTAGTCTTTAATTATGATATGGATGCTACTTCTTCTAGAGTATGGGCTCAATACAATGTGCGTGGAGAAATAACCTCTTCTGGTACGTTAACTTTTAGCAGGGGGAGTTCTACCAATGTTATATTTGGACACTATTGGGTGGTAGAGACTTTAGATAATGATTGGTCTGTCTATCATACTACTGTAACTGGTAGTAGTTCAACCTCATTATCTACGTATTTTGCTTTAGATGGTAATAGGCAGCGTGCTGATAGGTCTATGATTTTATCTAGTACAAGTATGAGCGGAAGTTCTACTAGTGAATCTCCAGCCATTGGAACGTTTAGAGGATACACTACAATACAACCACCTTGGGGATATTATTATTTAGACCGAAATACAAACGACTATAATGCGGTGCATACTATTCAGGCCATAACATTCAGTGAGGATTCTGATGTAGAGGTACAACATAGAGGATATGTGGGACTTACAGGAACCACCTATACTTCTACAGTTGATATATTTGATTCAGTTGATGCCAATGCTATAGTATTTAATCCAAATATGAATGGATTTGGTACCTTAAATACTACTAATTCAGGATATTTAGATAAATCATTTTATACCTGTAAGATAGTTAATAGTGGTACTCAGGTAACCGTTACTACACCAAACCCTGGAAGCGCTGATTTTTATGGAGGATACACTATTGTTCAATGGCCGTTAAAATCATATGATTGTGCGGGTAGTATAGTTGTGGACGATATGCCTGCCTCTGGTATAGAGGTTAGACTATACGAGAGGGATAGTGGAGATTTAGTTGAATCTACTATTTCTTCTACCCCCAGCGGAATTTTTTCTTTCGGAGTACAAGAAGATACCGACTATTACGCTGTTGCCTTATATACTGATGATACAAGAAATGCTCTAATTTACGATTGGTTATCTCCTACTATATCATAAGGACTGAAAATGTCATATAATACACCTACATTTAGTGGAATACCATTTAGTTTTACCAATGATGGGTATAAATTACCTGATTTTGATAATATACCTTTTAAATTTGGGTCATTGCCTACATATCAGCAGACCTCTGATTTGCAGGCAGCTATTGGTGTATTCACGATGTCAGATTTATCGGCTGAGATTACACCATTAAAATATAAAGCCACATTAGATTTGACATCTGTATTATCGTCGGTACGTCCAATTGATTTAGCATCTTTATTACATGGATATGATTTTAAAGATATTGCGGCAAGTTTACATAGCTGGGCACAAACAGATGTTTCGGCTTCTATAGGTAGTCACTTGCCATCAAATTTAGGAGCATCTGTGGCGCCTATTCTGCCTGTTCATTTGAATGCGTGGTTACACGGATGGGCTACTTTTGATTTAGGAACATCTATAATTCCTTTCTATACTTTTGATTTGTCGGCTCAAATTAGAAGTACATGGCTATACGATTTGATATCTACTATTTATCCAATACCTTCTAAAGAATTACAGGGATTAATACACGCATGGCATACTATGGATTTGCCATCTGAATTGATTGGTGGTTATGGTCCGTATGATTTACAAGCATATCTAAGGGTATATCCTTTTTCTAATTTACAGGGTGTATTAAAAGGCGTATACACGGGCTACAAAAATTTAGCCGCGGCAGTAGAAGGATGGAACACATCTGACCTAATGGCTATGATAGATACAATTTACCCATTTGATTTAGGGGCTATTCTAACTGCACAAGGTAAGACCATAGATTTACCTGCTACTATAATACCTAGCATTATATTATTAAAACGTATGATACAAATACCACTTATGGAGCGGAAAGATCTTTCGGCTATAATTAATTTTGCTTGTTTTGGGTCTGCTTATAAAGATCTTTATGCGTCTATGTATACATTATACAAAAAAGACCTATCTGCTTATATTATAGGTTGGCATTCTTCAAGTGGTGCTGATAGGCTGTATGATCTTGGTGCCTTTATAAACACGGAAACATTAACTGCACAGGATAAAATAACTATTCAATATTTACCGCTGGTTCAAAATACTTACGCACGTCTTAAAATTGCTTTTGCTCCTTCTACTATGCCTGATGCTTATAAAGTAATGGACATCCTTCAGATATTTTTTGGCACCTATCATCATGCTAATTTGCAGGCCAGTATAAATGGTATATTAGAAAGTATTAATTTGAAGGCATCTATAACTCCTACATTTGATTATAATTATAGTGAGCTTCCTGATTATGTTAGACCTAAGACACATGAGGTATTTATTAATTTAGCTCGTGGAGAAGTTCAATGGAGGCGCTTTATAGAATTAATGTTTGATAAAGATGGTACATCACAATTTAAATATTTTTATGTAGATGGATCACAAAAAGTGTATAAGATGGATAGAGAACGCCATTGGACTATATGGGCCACTGGGTACACCGAAGTTTCAGATAGTTTGATTGAAAGAGCTAATATTAGAAAGAAGTTTATATTTGATGTGTCAAAATATTCTACAGTAGATGAAGCTATTCGTGAACTTATGGAGCGTGCTGCGTATCCTTCTTGGAAGGAACTTTCAGCGTATATTGATGGTGGTATGCCTCCATATAAAGACCTTTCGGCTGAACTTGGCGTTATTTCCAAATACAGCTGGTCTCGAAATTTAAGGTCTTTTATGTTTGTTTTCAAATCAGGAGTATCTGATTTTTCAGCTTCTGTAGATGGATTACGCCAAATTTATACTGGAGACCCATTGGATTTATCTGCCTCTATAGTTGGAGATGCTGCTTCTGAATATGATCCGCCTATGGGCGACGAGTTGTTGTTTAATTTTACAGGAAGTGCTTATACACCTCCAAGTTCGGATAATATAGTTATTAATTGGACTGCCGAGGACACTTAAAAATATATATTATAAAAGGGAGTATTATAAAACATGTCTATTACATGGAATTCTTCAGATAAAAGTGCCAATATTACATTGTCTAATGGTAATCTGACTACCACTGCCACATCTACGGCTTGGAAATCGGCTAGAGCAACGGAATATAAATCTAGTGGGAAGTGGTATTGGGAAGTCACTATTAATGTAGCTGCCAGTGACTATTGTATAGTTGGGATAGGCACTTCTATTGCTAGCATCAGTAGCTATTGTGGCTCTGATTCGTATGGGTATGGCTATAATGGATATAATGGATATTCATACCACAATAGGTCTACAGCGGTTTATGGGAACACGTTCACACTGAATGATGTTATTGGTGTGGCATTAGATATGGATAATGGTAAGTTATGGTTCTCTAAGAACGGCACATGGCAGAACAGTGGTGTTCCGGCGTCAGGTACTGGTGAGGCTTTTTCTGGAATATCTGGAAATTTTTATCCCATGATATCTCCGTATTCTTCTACTAGTGCTGAAACTGCTAATTTTGGTGCAACTGCTTTTAGTTATTCTATTCCTACAGGTTTTAAAAAACTAGATTTTATTCAAACGTACTATTACTTTACCGGATTTGTATATGAAAATGATGTACCTGCATCTAGGCAATTATATGCCTATAATAGGGATTCTGGTGAATTAATGCAATCTACTGTATCTAGTGGAGATGGATATTTCTATGTTACTACTACATATAGTGGGGAGCATTTTGTTGTAGCTTTGGACAATGTATCTGGTACAGGGTTTAATGATAAAATAATAGGAAAAGTGGTTCCTATAACTGTTTTGTAAATTTTTTATCTAGCAAAACCTCAAATATATTCTATAATACAGATGTAGAACAAAATGATGAGGAGAGATGCTAATGATAAAAAACGTTTTACAATTTATGCCTATTCAGATTATGCAAATAATCATAGGCATTTCTTGCCTCTTATCTCATCCAATCTTATCCTCATTAAATTCTACAATTTATTTAAATCAAAGGAGAAAAATAGAATATGGATTTTAGTATTCCAGTAGGTACCCTACAGACTGTGGCTAGTAAGATAGGTAGTATCCTTAAATTAACTACAGATGATGTTACATCTATGATGATGATAGATGCAACTAAAGAATATGTCAAGTTCTATGGTACAAGTGGTTCTGTGCATGCAGTAATTCATGCAAGAAATTGCGAAATTAGAGAAAAAGGTAAGATATTATTGCAGCTCAGAGAGGTGCAAAATTACGTCTCTAAATTTGCCCCATTCGTTGATGGATTTGGCACTAAAGAGTTTAGAATTTTATCTGACGACAAGGAAGGTACTATAAAAACTAAGACAGAGTTTATAAACAGTAAGCCTGCCTATAGAACTTTGAAGTTCAAGTTATATAATACCGCCATGCTTCCGCCTATAAAAGAGTTCGAAGATGCACAACTAATTATTAATAGTAATATTATTTTAGAAGGATTGAACAAGATATTACCTTGCGTAGATCCTAATGAAATAAGGCATGCAATGTCTGGTGTTTATGTTTCTATAAATGCAGATACATTAGTTTTTGCAGGCACAAATGGTGTCAAACTTTCTGAGGCAAAGTTACCAATCAATGCAGACATCAAACAGGAAAACCATGTAATTAAGTACGCTATGGCATCGGCATTGAAGTCTTTGCTTGATAGGGATGCGCAAGTATTTATTAGATTTGAAGGTCGTGATATGTATATTAGATGCAATGATCTTTATCTTTCAGGCGGATTAATAATCAATGAACCTTATCCGAATTATAAAGATGCTCTTATGGCGTATGATAAGGTATTAACAATACCAAAGAATGTTCTTATTGACAACGTTGCGGCGGCTAATAGTGTTCTGGATTCAGAAGATAATTTTAGGATGACTATTAATTTTAAGGGAAGTGTGCTGACTATAAAAAATGATAGAATAGAGGTAACACATGACTTTGAGCAACCGTTTGATCACGATTTAGATACTGACGTTAATGGGGCGTTTTTATTATCAATGATATCTAATTTCATTGGGTCGCAGTTGGAGATATGTTTTACTGATACAAGCAATTCTATTATATTTAAATCAAAGGAACACGCTGACCACACAGCTCTTTTAACAAGGCTTAGAAGGAGATAATTTGTGATTAGGCGCAAAAAAAAGTCATCTTCTACAGAGGATTACACGGTAGATGTATTTACAGATTTATCAGTATCTGAAGCACAGATAGTGGATGCTAAAGAAACATTGATGAAAGCTGGTTATAGGGTGCTGCCGCCCCTTATAGTTAATGGTGAGATAGATTCTAAACAGAAGTTGATAAATTATTTTTATATGCGTTTAGACTCTAAACACCCAGACAGACAACGGCGTAGAGTTAGAAATCCAGGGTTTGATATGGCAATCGCTTCAAAGTTTGTGGAATCTCAAATGGAAGGTACAAACGAGTCTACGGCAATTCAACAATGTGTATCCATAATAGATGTTTTATTTGATTACGAATCTGAGTTCAATTTCAAATATCCTGTCACTGACATAGGAATTTTTGGGCAGGGTAAGCTGTCATGGATAACTACGAAGGCACTTACTATATTATCACGTAAACGCAATGCATCTTTTGAAAAAGATGCTGAGAAAAAAATTGAGGCGATAGAAGATGCTTATCAAGTGGATTCATCGGAGATTTCAAATAACTTAGACGCATTATTGAAAAAATTGGAGGAAAATGATGGCGAAGAATAAAGTAAAGGAAGAGGACAAATCGGTAGTTTCAGAAAAGAAAACACCAAGTGTTCTTGATATTGCGGAAAAGGCAATAGAGAAAAAATATGGTCCAGTGCTGAGTATTTTAAAAGACCATTCTGATTTAAAGATTGATGTTATTTCTACTGGATGTCTATCCTTAGATGCTGCGACAGGTATTGGTGGGTTGGCTAGAGGACGAATGTATGAGATACTTGGTGCTGAGAGTAGTGGAAAGTCTACGTTAGCTATAAGTGTAGCACTTGAGGCTCTTAGACGCGAATTGAAAGTTTTATACATAGACGCTGAGCACGCATTAGATCCTAAGTTGATAAAGCAGATGGGCGAAAATGCCGGGGTCAATGAAGAATGTATTAACAATATTATATTAGCTCAGGCATTTACTGGTGATGATAATTTAGAGATAGCAGAAGAGATGATGTCTACTGGTGCACTCGACGTAGTGGTTATAGATAGTGTTGCCTCTCTTTTACCCAAGGCTATGGAAGAGGGTGAGATTGGCGATAATTATATCGGACAGTTGGCACGACTTATGAGTAAGGCTTGTTCTAAATTGATACCTGTAGTTAATAGAACCAATACATTACTTATATTTATCAATCAATTCCGTACGGACATTCATAAGTATGGTGATAAAAATGTGTCAACTGGTGGCATGGCAATTCCATATTATGCTACTGGTAGAATAAAAGTTGAAGGCGGGGATACTAAATCTTCTCGTATTCTCAATGATGATGGAATAGTGATTGGACATACAAGTGAGTTTACTATCATAAAAAATAAGTTAGCTGCTCCTTGGAGAGAAGCAAAAGTGAATCTGATTTATGGACGCGGCTATGATTTTTCTGCTGAAGTTGCAAGATTGTCAGTAGAGTTAGGACTTGTTATTCAGACTGGTCAGTGGTATGAGGTGGATGGTCGCAAAGTTCAAGGTATGAAAAGCCTTGAGGAAATTTTTAGAGAGGATATTACTCTTTACGACGAGATGCGCGCTAAAATGAAACCAATGTTAGGATTGAAATAATCTATGAGTAAGCAAGCTGATGCTATCTATGATTTATTGATACAGACATTTCCACACCTTACTATTAGTAAAGAATACTATGTGCGATATAAAGGACAGCAACTATTTTTTGATTTCTTTATTAAGAACTATAATATTCTTATAGAGGTTCAAGGACGGCAACATTCAGAATACGTAAGTCACTTTCATGGCGATAAAAAAGGTTTTGTAGAATCCAGAAAAAGAGATAACATGAAGTTGGCTTATTGCGAAGATAATAATTTTTCGTTGGTAATTATAAATTATAATGAGTTGATTGAAAATAAAGATCAGTTACTAACAAAGATACATGCGGCGTTGGAGGTATAATGGATATAATAATAAAAAATAATGGTAAAAATATTTTGATAAAAGATTGTCCAGATTTTAAAGTTATGGAAGATGGTACATTGTGTGGGGAAAAAAAATATTGTGATCATTCTTTTGAATGTCGTCAGGTAGGGTATTATTCAGAGTATTATCAGTTTTTTGATATTCAGGGTAATGTGGTAGTTCAAGATTATTTATGTACTGGTCAGAAAGTTTTGAAGGAAGATATAAATAAGGATGAAAAAGCTACATAATGGGAAAATCTAAATTGGAGTATAATGTTATTAAAGATTTATTTAAGAAAGAGGGGTATGATTTAATTTCTCCGGTGTATTATAATAATAAATCTAAATTATATTATAAATGCCCTAATGGGCATGAACATTACATAACTTTTAATAATTGGCAAACAGGATATAGATGCCCTTATTGTAATGGAAAAAAATTAACAAGACATAATACTTTAAGTGCAGTATATCCAGAATTGGGGTTGGAATGGGATTATTGTAAAAATATCGGGGTGTCACCATCTTCAATTTCTTATGGTTCTCATAGATCAGTTTGGTGGAAATGTCATAATGGGCATTCATGGAAATCCACCATTAACAATAGAACTGCAGGAAAAAATAGATGCCCGCATTGTTATGGGCATATTAAATATACCTATGATTTTGTAAAGCGGTCTTTTGAAAAAGAAGGATATTTATTGAATAGCACGACCTATTTATCTTGTGATACTAAATTAGAATATTTATGCCCACATGGTCATATAGGTAGTATATCTTTTTATAATTGGTATAAATTATCCCAAAGATGTCCTATTTGTAGGCATAAATCTTTTATTGGGCAGGGTAATCCTAATTGGAAAGGCGGCGTTTCTTTTGAGCCATATGATTCGATGTGGTATTTGCCTGGTTATAAAGAAAAAATAAAATTTCGTGATGGCTACAAATGTCAAAATCCAGCTTGTAGTGGTAACGATAATGTACTAACCATTCACCACATTGATTATAATAAGAAAAATTGTAGTGAAGATAATTTAATAACGTTGTGTAGATGCTGTAATTCAAAAGCCAATAAAAATAGAGATCATCATAAACATTTTTATAATAATCTATTGGTATTGAAGGGGGCTCATTAGTGGAAGAATATCTTAAGAAAAGATCAATGGAGTTAATGCTGGATAAGATGCCAAAAAATGAATCTATTATGGACGAGATATTTGCTTTCAATGTTAGGGATCTTGAATTCACGTCATCTATTACTATTAGTCAATTTATCATAGGTCTTTCGCAATTTCTAATATACTTTGGTTCACAAGTGAATAAGACACGCGTAGAACTTATGGAGAAAAGAAATATTGTTGATTTATATGTAGATAAATCAGAAATAAAAGGCAAAACAAAAAATGATAAGCGACGTAAAGTAATAGATTCTTTACCTGAATTGAAACAAGTAGAGCATGGCATAGAAGTATTGGAACAGGAACTGGCTCTTGTTGAGAATAGAGAGAAGTATTTACTGGAACTTTTGTCAAGTTTTAAGCGGGAATTAACACGCAGGGAGCAGGAAATGCGGTATCTTAAAGAGGAGCGCCGATTATAAATGCCAAGATTGACATATACTGATATTTTGAATAAAGTGGCGTGTGCTGGATATAGTTTATTAGATACTCAATACCGTAATAATCAATTATATAAAATAACATATAAATGCCCACAGGGTCATATAAGAAACGTTACTTGGGTAAACTGGATAATGGGTCGTAGATGTAAAGAGTGCGCTGATAAAAATAGAAGAGGTCGTAAAATAATACAACTATCAAAAATATCAAATAAAGAAATATTGGATAGATTATCCAAAGAAAATTATAATTTGATTGGCGTCTCACGTAATGGAAATAAATTACATACAATAACATATCGATGTCCTAATGGTCATATGAGTACGGTTACATGGAATAACTGGTCCATGGGTAGAAGATGCCGTTTATGTAGATTACAAGCATACGCCATAACAAAAAGATTAGGTATAGATGTTTTAAGGGGCATTCTTTTGGCAGAAAATTATATTTTACTATCAGATGAGTATGTTAATAGTACTACTAAATTCGAGTATTGCTGCCCAGAAGGGCATATTCATACTACTACATATAATGGTTGGTATGCCGGAAATAGATGTCCTTCTTGTAGAGCTATTCGTATGAGTGGGGAAAATCATCCACAGTGGAAAGGTGGAATATCTTATGAACCCTATTGCAATATATGGGGTGATAAAGCATATAAAAATTCAATAAAACAACGAGATGGATATAAATGCCAAAATCCAGCTTGTTGGCACACATCTATTAAACTTCATGTGCATCATATTGATTATGATAAGAAAAATTGTAATGAAGATAATTTAATAACATTGTGTGGTAGCTGCAATGCGCGTGCTAATGCGGATAGAGTGTCTCATACTAAATTTTATAAAAATATTTTAGATAAAAATATGGAGAATAAATAGTGAGCGAAAAAACTAAGGAATTATTTTGCCAGCCTGTATATGAACGGGCGCTACTTTCATATTGTTTCAAATCAATTGATAATTACTATGATATAGCTGCTATGGTTTCGGCTGAGGATTTTCTGCGACCTGAACATCGTTTAGTATATATGATGTTTGATACTTTGCTAAAAAGAAAAGTGCACCACTTTGACGCACCTTTGATAGTAGATGAAGCAAAAAAAGATGGCATATTACAACAAATAGGTGGCTACGAATATATTGATGCCATTATTGATATGGAGATAGGCATAGAAAATATTACATATTATATGCATAGGGTCTTAGATGCTAGTACTAAATACAAATTGCATATAAGATTAGATACACATCGCCGTATGCTGGAAAAGAATGCTCAAACCGAAGATGTTACTTCTGCAGATATGATGGGTGCGGTTGAAGCGGATGTATTAGATTTATCTATGACTTCAAAATTTATTAGAGAGCCCAGAGATATTTCTGATGGACTTGAAGAGTCGATAGATAAAAGGCATAAGAATCCTGTGACAATTTGTGGAATAAATAGTGGGTATCCAATTATGGATAAACTAATGGATGGGATGCCACCAGGTACATTAACTGTTATATGCGCTAGACCAAAGGTGGGTAAGAGTACACTACTTTCAAATATCGCTACTTATGTGGCTTATAATGTACGAAAGCCTGTACTCTATGTTGATACTGAAATGCCTTTTGATCAATGGCGCGATAGAATTATTGCTAATCTTTCTGGCGTTGAGGAACGTCGCATCAAACATGGTGGATACTCTGACGATGAGTATGACAGAATAAAGAAAGCAATTGCGTTAGTTAAGAAAGGTAAGTTATTTCACGAATTCATGCCAGGGTATAGTGTAGATAAATTGGTATCTGTGTATAAAAAATATAAGTCAAAAGAGAATATAGGATTTGCCGTGTTTGATTATATTAAAGAGCCGCAGAGTAATAATCCAAATAGAAAAGAATATCAATTATTGGGAGATGTGGCAACTATATTGAAAGATCTTTCGGGGGAGTTGGGTATTCCATTTTTAGCAGCTAATCAGATAAATAGACAAGATGATGTAGCTGATAGTGATAGGATATTACGTTATACAGATGTGTTAGCATTTTTTAGTAGAAGAACTCCTGAAGAATTAGAGCATATAGAAAGTACTTACAGACCATTTCATAATGATTATGGGACGCACAAACTGATGATAAGGGAAAGCCGCAGAGGCGGCGTGACACCACAGGAAGGGATATGCTTTATGTTCAAGAAGAAAACCTTGACAATTCATGAAGCTAAAAGACAATTAGTGGATTATGATAGTGTAGAATATAGTAAAAAGGATGAGATAGAAGATGACGATACACCAAAGGCAACTCCAAAGTCAGACGCATCAGAGGAATCAAATGAATTTGCAAACTTCTAAAGAAGAGCAACGTTATAGAGTAGAAAGACTCAAAGAAGCTATTGATGCTGATCAATTACTCAGGGCATTGGGATTTGATATCACTAATACAACGCATGATGAAGTACGTGCTAAATGTAAGGTGCATGGTGGGGATAATAGAACATCGTTCCGTATGGATAAGCATACCAAGAATTGGATATGCTTTTCTCATGGATGTCATGAAACTGTTGGGTATGATGTCATTAGTTTGGTTAGGCATCTGTTGCATTTATCTTTCAAAGGCGCTATAGAATATTTAGAGAGCATCACTGGTGTGAATATTTATGACGAGTCAAGCTACGTTGAATATAGGCGGCTTCGAGATAGACAAGATGCTATAAGGCAATCTGATAATTATAAGGTTCCTGCACTACTCTCCGAAGAAATTTATTTGAAAAGTTTTAAGAAGTTTAGATCCGAGTATTTTGAAAATCCAGAAAATGGTGGGTTCTCAAAAGAGGTATTGGATGAATTTGAAGTAGGTGGTGGTTACGTTGATAAGTTTGGGTTTCAGCGTGATGTTATTCCTATAAGAGATAAGGACAGAAAATTAGTGGCACTTAGTTGTAGAGATATAACTGGTAAGGCGGATTATGCTTATAAATATTTATTAACCGAGGGATTCGATAAAGATAAAGTATTGTATAATCTTTTCTGCGCAAAAAATTTTATGGGGGAAAGTAAAACAATAATAGTAGTAGAAGGTTTTAAATCTGTATGGAAGTTATATATGGCTGGGTATAAGAATGTAGCTGCATGTATGGGTAGGACTATAACACATGGTCAACAAAAGTTATTATATAGCACCGCATTCAATGTTATCACTATATTTGATGGAGATGAGGCTGGTATGACTGGTACTTTGAAAGCCTTAAAAGATATGCGGGGTAAAATAAATATAATGCCAATATTTCTTCCTGATGAACGAGATCCAGCCGATAGATCTATAGCAGAACTGCAAGATTTGATAGGCGTTATAAAATAAAATGGAGGACATTATGGAAATAAATAGCGAATTTGTAAAAGTAGTAGGGACTCCTACGATGATGATGCTACCAGCACGTCACTATGCATTCAAAGTGTTTAAAGAAGATTTTGTAATCACTATACCACGTAGGGGTAGTTACAAAGATTTGGATCCAAAATTCTTTAAAGACACTGACGGAGAGTTTGAAGTATTAAAGTATGTTGAAGAAGAGAGGGGTGATGTGTTGTATATACCTTCTTTGTCCAAGATTTTATTTGCGACAGCACAATATCCAGATTTGGCAAACGATCAAGCTTTTGTACCTGTTGTATTTATTGTGAAGGAAGATGTGGTAGAGATAGTTGGTAATATTATTCAAATGATTAAAGAAGAAAAGGAGTCTTAATATGGAATTAGAAGGTTTAGATGATTTGATAGTTTGTAGAGATTGTGGTAAGAAAACAGCATCCATTATAACTGTGGATGAGATTCCGTGTTCTTGTGGCGAAATAATTCGGGTTAAATATATTTCATGTACATGTGGATATTCTTATAGAATGGCTGGGGATTTATTTTTAGATGGCAATAAAATAAATATTGAGGAGGTTTCTTCTTTACTAGAGGATATCACACAATTTTTTGATGAGCATAATTTATTTGAGCCTAAGGATATAGGTAAGCCAATGGAAAGCCTGATACATAAATGTTTGAAGTGCGAAGAATTAGCAGTAGAACTTACGCCAGGCAAATATGAATGCACTGTTTGTGGATTTTCATGGGAGATAGATGCCGATGAATAAGGTATTGTCGTTTGATGTATCTTCTGTATCAACCGGATGGGCTTATTTTGAAGATGGTAAGTTAAAGAAGTTTGGACTCATAACACGCAATTCTATAAAAGATTATTCTACTTGTCAAAAATTACTTATCTTTAAGAAAGATGTTGAGCAATTGCTGACTAAATATAAACCGTCAGTTGTGATTATAGAAGAAACGTATATGAAAAATGTTAAGACACTGAAGATGCTTTCGCAACTAATAGGGATACTACAGATAGGTTCTTACCTTTTTCTAAGTGTAGAGCCAATATTTATAAGTCCTAATACAGTGCGCAGTTATTTTGAAGTAAAGAAAAAAGAAGATGCCTACAAATATGTAGTGAATAGATATAAATCAAAATTTAAAAATAGTACTTTTGAGAAGGATAACGATATAACAGATTCGATTTTGCAAGGATTATATTTTTTAGAAAAGGAGAAGTCTAATGAGTGAAGAAATAGAATTAGCAATAGAAGCAGAAGAATTACCAAAAGCTCAAAAAGAGATTTTGATGTCCGCCACTAGAATGTCTACATACTTAACTTGTAAATATAAGTATTGGTGTACATACGTATTAAAATATCCTCGTAAATCTAATGTTTCGTTCAAGCTCGGTATTGCCGTGCATGGCGCATTAGCTAAAGCAGGAGAAATTTATAAAGACAAAGAAATGCTAACAGCTAACGATATTAAGAAAGTTAAAGAAGAATATCGCAAAATAGCGGCACAAGAGGGTATTCAGAACATGTCAATATATGATGATGGTATTGAGATGGTTTTGAGTAGAATTAATGAATTTGGGAGTGGGAAGATAATTAGTATCGAGACTAATTTTAGAACTACTACACCTGATGGCGTTACTGTTATAGGTGCTATGGATAAAGTAATAGAACTTAATCCTGAAACTTTACTAGTAGTTGACTATAAGACATCTAAATATCAGATGACATCAAGTGAGTTGAAATCAGATACTCAGCTTTCAATGTATGATTTGGTGGCAAGTATTAAATTTCCTGATTATAAAAGAATAATATTATCATTAGATTATTTACGTAATGAACCACTTTACACCTATAGAACTTTAAAAGAAAGACGTACCTTTGCAAAATATTTACTTGCAGTTTATACCGAGATGATGAAACTGGAGGAGAATAAGGCTGTTCCTACTATCAATGATATGTGTAATTGGTGCGACCATAGGGATGTTTGTAATGCGTATAAAGATTCTGTGTTGGAGAGGAGCATCTTTAAAAAAAACTTAAACGAATACACCGATGAAGAATTGGTTCAAGAGTATGTTAATGTTAAAAATAGATCCAGAATTCTTTATGAGTATGAAACTCAATTGAAAACTCATATATTGGAAAAGATAAGAACAGAGGAAAAAGATTTGGTCGGGGATAATAAGCAGATATACATTAAGCAGACGCCTATGACTTCTTATGATGCCAGGACTATATTTGAACATGTACCCAAACAGGATTTTCTTAATATGGTGAGCATGGGAAAGAAATCTGTGGATGAATATATGCGCGAGCATCCTGAAATAAAACCTATAATAATGAGCACTGCTCAAAAAGGATATACATCGCCTTTTTTGGCATATAAAACTATCAAAGGAAAATAATATGATAGGCGTTAGACATTCATATGGTTTTGTAAAAAGCCAATTTGAAAAAGAGGGGTATAAGTTACTTTCTAAAAAATACATTAATAGTAAGGGGAGATTAGATTTTATTTGTCCAAATGGTCATATACACTATTCGACATGGGACCATTGGCAAAGTGGATGTAGGTGCGGTAGGTGTGCAAGAAATGTTAAATTTGATATAGATTTTATAAAAGAGCAGTTTAGGAAAGAAGGATATACCCTTATTACGAAAGAATATATTAATCAAAAACAGAAATTAGGATATATTTGTCCAGAAGGGCATAGGAATGTAATCATGTGGTCTGATTGGTATTATGGTAATTGTAGATGCTCAATTTGTAAAGGGATTAAAATGCGTAGAAGTGGAAATCATCAATGGAGGGGTGGGGTTTCTTTTGAGCCATATGATGTTGTATGGAAGACCACTGATATTAGAAAGTCTATAAAAGAACGAGATGGGTATATCTGTCAAAACCCAAGTTGTTGGCATGGAGATGGTTTGGCCAGTCAATTAACTGTTCATCATATTGATTATAACAAAAAGAATTGTGGTGAAGATAATTTAATTACTTTATGTAGAAGTTGTAACGCAAGATCTAATAAAAATACTGATTACTACATTGATCTGTATAGAACTATTATGAGTAATAAGTATGGATATAATTATAATAAAAAGGAGATTAATTTATGAAAGATTCAAAGAAGATAAAAGTTATGGCATACTGTGATTCTCCGAGTTGTGCAACAGGATTTGCCATGGTTTCAAGGAATATATTTGCAGCACTATATAATACAGGTAGATATGATATTGATGTTTTTGGTATAAATTACTGGGGAGATCCACACAACTATCCTTATAGGATTTGGCCAGCCGGTACTGGAAGCCAAGATCCATATGGACGCCAAAAGGCAGTAAACATGATTCCAAAAATGGATTTTGATATTTTATTTCTTCTACAAGATTCATTTATTATGGACTTTTTACCTACGTTATTACCACATTTGAAAACACAGCGAATGAAACCATTTAAATCAATTCTTTACTTTCCTGTAGACTCTACACTTAAGCCTGCATGGGGAAAAAATATAAATGACGCTGATGTTTTGGTGGCTTATGCTGAATTTGCAAAAGAGATTGCGCTGAAAGTTCTTCCGGAAAGAACTGATATGAAAATTATTCCTCATGGTGTTAACTTGAAAGAATTTTATCCTTTACCTAAAGCTGAAATAGATGCTTTCAGACGAGATTTTTTTAGGGGTCAATCTGATAAATTTATTATTTCTAATTTTAATAGAAATCAACAAAGAAAAGATATTCCAAGAACGCTTCAAGCTTTTAAAGAATTTAGAAAGCAAGTACCCGACTCAATTCTATTTCTACTTATGGCTATGAAAGATCAAGGATGGGATTTGCCAGAACTTTGTAGACAGATGGATTTGGATATTACGAAGGATGTTATATTCCCTCAAAATTTTGGACCAAATCGGGGATATCCAAGGGAGATAGTCAACGCTTTGTATAATGCAAGCGACGTTGTGGTAAGTACGACTTTAGGTGAGGGTTTTGGTTTACATTGGATAGAAGCTATGGCTGCCAAGGCACCCACATTGATGCCACGAAATACTGCGATGGAGGAGTTTATAACTGATGATATTGGTTATTTGATGAATAGCGGTAGTAGCCCGAGTCTTTGGACAACACTTCCTCATGATAACGAGGTTATGCGCCCATTAGTGGATGTAGATGATATGGTAGCAAAACTTGTTCATATTTATAACAATCCACAAGAAGCAAAACAAAAGGCTGAGAATGCTTATAAATGGGTTACTAGGAGCATGGGTTGGGATGGTGCTATAGGTAATATGTGGATTAAGCTATTTGATGAAACTGTAGTGACTTTAGGTAAAGATACTGTTTTAGATATGGGCATCAACAAAGTTACTGCCGAAGAATTTTAAGGAGGGGTTATGGAGATACGAGGAATAAAATATGTTGGTCCATTTTTTGATTCAAGTGGTTATGCACAAGCCGCTCGTTCTTATGTATTGGCTTTGCATAAAATAGGCATACCTATTACGTTAGCTCCGGTTGCTTTCGAAAAAGACGGTCCTGACCTTGGTAAAAATGGTGAAATTTTAATGAGTCTTATAAATAAAGACATTGATTATAACATAGTCATAACAGAACTTACACCAGAATTTTGGGCTCAAAAGTTTGAGCCTGGAAAATTCAACATTGGTTATACTGTATGGGAGACAAGTAGACTTCACCCAAGTTGGCCTGGCTGGATAAATCAGGCAGATGCCGTGATGTGTAGTTGTCAATGGAATGTAGATGTTTTTAAAGATTCGGGGGTTACAAAACCTGTTTATTGTGTCCCACATGGAATAGATATAGATGAAATAGATGCGCTTAGTGTGAGTGAAATTCAAGGGGTTAAGCCTGATGCGTATAAGTTTTACTCTATATTTCAATTTACTGAGCGCAAGAATCCAATGGCTTTAATAAAATCATACTGGCATGCTTTTCCAAATAAAGAGAATGTGGCACTTATTTTGCAGACCTACAGATCTAATTTTTCGGATAGCGAAAAAGAAGCTATTAGATCTACTATTAAGAAATTAAAAGAGGTGTCTCCTGCAGATTGGTATCCACCGCTTTATTTATTATTAGATATGCCGAGTCGTAAGGATATTTTCGGTTTACATAAATTTGGTGATTGCTTTATAAATTTGAATAGGGGCGAAGGTTTTGGATTGACTTCATTTGAAGCCGGTGCCTGTGGTAAGCCGGTTATAACTACCGGTATGGGTGGTGTATTAGAGTATTTAAATGACGATAGAGGGTACACGGTTAATTATACGTGGGCTCCCGTATCTGGTATGCCTTGGAGTCCGTGGTATAGAGTAGACCAAATGTGGGCTGAACCGGACTGTTTGGATGCTATCAATAAAATGAAACATGTGTATAATAATAGACAAGAAGCTGCGGAAAAAGGTATTAAACTAAGAGAATTTATATCTACTGAGTTGTCCATAGAGGCTGTTGGTAGAAAGATGATAGATGTTATAAAATCTATCTAGCAAAGTCTATGTTTTATTCTATAATATAAATATCTACAATATAAATATCTACTTTGAGGAGTTATTATGAATATCTTATTAAGAACTGTATTTGACAAACCGGAAATGCTTTATTTATCCCTTAAATATGAGCAAAAAGCGAGAGAATATTTTGATGATGACTATCTTACTATTTTTGTTATAGATGTAGGTCATAATCCTAAATGCCTTGATGTGATCAAAGATTATCCATATAAATTTATGGCAATAAAAAGAGGTATCCGCCATTTTGTATGTGCTAATATAATGGAGGGTCTTAAATTTTCTAGTGAGAAAGCTGAAAATTATATTATTAATATGGAAGATGATATAATTTTACATAAAACTTTTTTTGAATTTGTTAAAAAGGCAAATGATTTGGTTAAAGATGGTGGATATTCCGTAATAGCTCCTTGGGGTTATTCTGCTATGGGCGACCCGGATATTCTTAAAAAAACTGATTACAGTTGTGGCCCAGGAATTATAATAAATAAAGATTTTTTTATTAATTATATGAGTGCTTATGCAACTCCTTCATATTATCAAAATTGGATACCAACCATTGATAAAGTTAATTCAATGAATGCCGATAATCCCAATGCCACTTACTCAATAAAAAAAGGAAATCAACATGCACATTTAGACTGGGATGGGTTGATGCGCAGACTTATTGATTATAATTCATTTAATCACGGCATATCCTCTTATGTATCTTTATGCTATAGACTTTTGCATATAGGATTTTATGGATTTAATCGTCGAGGACATTATCCATCGGGTATAGATACTTTTGATAAGCGAATAGATTTTTTAGAGTCGCATATATTTGATCCTGAGACTCTGACAAAGCTGGATGGAACTTATACTGACTATTTTAATTTTGATCCGCGCTTGGATGGTTGGGATGGATCTTTAAAATTGGAGGTATAAATGAAGGTTTCTATTATTGTGCCTTCGTATATGCGAAGCCATTTATTGAGATGGAATTTATGGTCTTTGTCAAGGCAGGTTATTCCGCATGCATATGAGATTATAATACTAAATGATGGTATTGAAGATGATACTACAAAACTTTGTAGTTCGTACAAAGAGAAATTAAATATAAAGTATTTTTTTACTGGTCAGCGAAACAGAAATGGACTGGTATGGCGAATTCCTGGTTATGCTATAAATATTGGTGTTAAGCAAAGTGATGGCGATATTATTATTTTATGTTGCGCTGAAATGTTTCATATGAATAACAGTATCCAATTAATTAGCGCAATTTTTGAACAGGATGACTCAGATAAAATTATCTCTATTCCACAAGCAAAAGACGATAATGGTTTATTTTTGCGCCATTTAGAATCAGATTGTGAAAGTGTTGGCACATTGGATTATGTGCGACAACCAAAACTTGATAATGTGAGGTTTCCATTTTTTATGGCTATGCGTAGGGAATCGTTCATAGATATCGGAGGGTACGATGAGGACTTCACAGGAACGGACTTTGATGATACTGATTTTGTTAGGCGACTAGTTCATAATGGTTGTGAATATAAAGAGACAAATGCAATGGTGGTTCATTTATGGCATCCAAGATTACCTATGTCTGCTGAGAGAAAACCGAGATATGATTACAATCAGAAGTTATACAACGATCGAGAGAATATAATAGTTAGAAATGTTGGAAGAGAGTGGGGGATTTTATGAAAACAGTAGTTACAATTACCGGAATTCGTCCTGATTTTATTCGCATGTCTGAAATATTTAAGAAACTTGATAAAGAGTTTAATCATATTCTTATTCACACAGGTCAACATTATGATGAAATGATGTCTGATGTATTTTTTAAAGAATTGGAGATAAGAAAACCTGATTATAATTTAGGTATAGGTGGTGTGGGAAAAGAACACTTTCATCAGACCGCTGAGGTATCTATAAAAACCATAGAATTATTTAGAAAAAAAAATATCAAACCTGATATAGTTTTATTTCTCGGAGATTCTAATTCAGTTATGGCAGCTCCGGTTCTGAAGAAAGAGGGGTACTGCGTCGGACATATTGAAGCTGGGATGCGAAGTCATGATAAGCGTATGCTTGAAGAAATAAATAGAACTGTATGCGATCATTGCACAGATTTACATTTTGTTTATCATGAGAATTATAAGCTCAATTTGGTTGAAGAGAATCTTCCACCTGAAAATATTTATGTAGTTGGAAATACAATAGTCGAAGTTTGTAGTATGTTTGTGCCTTATCTTAAGATGGTACCTAAGACCTTGGATTTTATTCTGATGGATATTCATAGACCAGAGAATTTTAAATACAAAGAGAGGATGACTAATCTATTTGTGCTAGCAAATTTATGGTCGGGACTAACAAATGTTCCAGTAAGAATGCTTAAATTTGGTAGAACTATGTCCGCTATTAAAGAGTTTGGAATCAATACTTATGACGTAGAGTTTATAGATCTAATGTCTTATAGAGATTTCTTGAAGGCTCAATATGATTGTTTATTTATGATATCAGATAGTGGCACTGCCCAGGAAGAACCTGCTTTATTAAATACGCCGGTATTAGTCCCTAGAGACTATACAGAAAGACCTGAGTCTGTTTGGGCTAATTGTTCTTATATGGTCAATATAATGGATGGTAATTCAATTGAGGATGCCCGTAATTGGTTAATGAATGCTCCTAATATTGATCCTTCATGGTTAGGTGATGGTACTACATCTGATCAAATTATAAAAATTCTAAAGGAAGAATTATAGTATGAAAATATTTGATTGCTTTAAATTTTTTAATGAGATTGAATTATTAGATCTGCGTCTTCATGTACTTGGCGATTTAGTAGATTATTTTATTTTGGTAGAGGCTAATAAAACCCATACTGGTAAGAAAAAGGAATTTATATTTGAGCATCACAAGGATAAATTTAAAGATTATTTAGATAGAATTGTTTATGTAAAGGTTGAGGATTTACCAGACTACTCACGTGATGATATATGGTTAGCAGAAAACTTTCAGAGAAATTGTATTTCACGGGGATTGCATGCCGCAAAAAATGGAGATAAAATTATTGTATCTGATATAGATGAGATACCTAATCCATCTACTATTAGATCTGTGTTAGATTCAAATAAACCAGTGACTATGTATCAATATTTATTTTATTATTATGTAAATTGTATACAGAATTCGTTGTGGTTTGGTTCTATAATAGCCACCTATGGTCAATATGACTCTCCACAAAGTTTACGTAATCTTGCTCGTACAGAATATAATCCCTTAAGACCTGGTGGGTGGCACTATAGTTTTATGGGTGGCGCTGAAAGAGTGCGCCAGAAGGTAGAAAGTATTGCTGAATCTCATTTGATAATAGATAACGTAGGTAGCGTGGAAGAAATTGAGAGGAAAATGGTATCACAAAAAGATTTGTGGAATAGAAAAGATATTTACGCACAGAAGCGTATTATAGATATAACTCAGCCTGGTTTGGCTCCAACTTGCCTTAATTGGTTTATCAATAAGTATCCTGATTTTTATTTTAGGGGGTAGCTATGAAAAAAAATATAGAAATAATATCTTTGATATATAAATCAGTAGCTTATTTAGATCTAATAGTCAGTGAATTAAAGAAGGACTATTGTAAAGTAAAAAATTGGGATATAGGTATTCGTATTGTGGCAAATGATGCCACTCCAAAAGTATTAGATGCTTTAAAAGCTTATAATATTCCGTATTTGGTTTATAATGATAAAAATCCAATGGATTATTATCTTAATAAAGTGTATAGATGTTGGAATTACGCTGGTCAAACAAGTGCGTATGATAACATTTGCTTTGTAAATTCGGATATGGTGTTTAGCGATGATTGGCTATCTAATCTACTTAAAGCGCACGATGGTATTAATATCCCATGCAGTAGGTTGGTGGAAAGTGGTAAATTATTAAGCGGAAAATATGCTATTGGTAATAAAAATTTTGGTAAAACTGCAAAAGAAATTAATTATGTAGATTGGTATGATTACGTAGATACCAATAAAGTACAATCATGGAATGATGGTGGTCTATTTATGCCTTGCGTGTTTGAGAAAGAAAGATTTTTAGAAAGTGGTATGTATCCAGAGGGAAATATTTACGCAGATGGATGCGCTGGATCTTTAAGGGGTGGCGTGGTGATGAGCGGTGATGCATGGTATTTTCAGTTATTACAGGATCGATATAATATGAAACATATAACCGTATTTGATTCTATAGTATATCATATTCAGGAGGGTGAGAAGGATGAATAGGCTCTTAGAATTGGCTGAAAAATCATATGTTATAAATTTAGCATCCAGACTTGATAGATTGAATAGTTTTAAACATCAGATGGATCTTATTGGTTATAATAATTATGAGGTGTTTGAAGCCTATGGTGTAGATTCTGAAATACCAATTAGGTATATAAACAAATTATCCACCGATAATTTTAAAATGACTGGTTGGTATGGTAATAAATTTAGCCATTATGGTGTCATAGAAGAAGCTAAAACACAAGGTCTAAAATCAGTTTTGATATTTGAAGATGACGTATATTTTATTGATAATTTTGATGTGATGTGTGAATTTGCTTATGATCAGTTGAAAAGTGTATCTTGGGATGTTATTAACTTTGGTGGTAATCATAGATTTTTAGATCCAAACGATTTAGAATATCCAAATGTAAAGGATGGATTAATTCCTTATACAAATAATCTTTCTAAAATAGAGGTTATGTATTGTTTGCATGCTTACTTAGTGAAAAATACTGTGTATGATTTCGTATTAGATAATGCTTTGCAGTCATATAGATCCATAGATAATTTTTGGGGATATAAAGTATATAGAGAATTTAATTCTTTTTGTATAAGACCTGCTATAGCTAAGCAGTTACCGGGATTTAATAATATCGGCAATACGTTTTGTAATTATGATAAATATATTGATTAAAAGGAGAAATAAATGGAGTTAATACCTACACATAGACGTGGAATAGATGTGACGTGGAATTGTAACATACATTGTAATTTTTGTTATCATAAATATAAACCACAGAAACATGATTTACTATTAGAAGATATAAAAAATTCAATTTTGTCTGCAAAAGCTGCTGGGAATAATTATGTGGATTTAGTAGGTCCTGGTGAGCCTAGTATGCATCTTAGTATCGTAGAAATCATTAAATATATTAAACAACAAGATATGAGGGTTTGCTTAAATACAAATGCCATTATCTCTGAAAGAAAATTAACTGATATTTTGGAGGCTGGAATAGATGATTTTTTGATATCTTTCCATGGGTTAGAAAAAACACATGATACTACAGTTGATTTAGAAGGCGCGAGAAAAGTGCAGGAGAAAAGTATTAAATGTATTCTTTCTTATGGAAAGACTTTTAGAACTAATACAGTTATAAATAATCAGAACTATTTTGAACTTCCTGAGTTAGCGTCTTATCTATCCAATCTTCCAGCAAGAATTGTTAATTTTATTAATTTCAATCCTCATGGTGAATGGTCGGGTAATGAGAATTCGTTAAATTTTGTAACTAATTTGCGAATAGTTGAACCATTGTTGAATGATGCTATTGATATATTAGAAAAATATGGTATAGGAGTAAATGTTAGGTATTACCCAATGTGTAGAATCAGAGAAGATCTGCGTAAAAATGTATGTAATGATTTGCAGGTAATGTTTGATCCATATGAGTGGGATTATTCAATTACTCCAAAAACAATTGCTACATATAAATCGCATGGTGAGACTATAAGTAATACAATTGAATCCAAAGTCGGTGTCTGTGCTTCTTGTGGTATAAAAAGAATATGCGGTGGTATAAATAAGCAGTACGATATTTTTACTAATTATACACAAACAGATAATATTATTTGTAATAATGAGGATTTATCAGATATATTTTATTATAGAAAAAATAATGGAAAGGTGTTTGAAATTATATGAGTAATCATACCCCCTTCATAGTACAGTTAGTCAAATCTACTAGTTGTATTTCGTACTTAGAGTTAGGTTTATATGTAGGAGAAACATTTGAACAAGTATATCCACATGTAATAAATTGTGTGGGGGTAGATATAAAAGATCTAAGAGATAAACAAGTAGGTACTTTTTATCAAATGACTACTGATGAATTCTTTTCTAGGAATAGTATGACTTTTGATATAATTTTTATAGATGCTGATCATAGATATGAAAGTGTAAGAAGAGATTTAGACAATACTATCAAAATTCTTAATAGAAATGGTACAATAGTTTTGCATGATACTGATCCAACCGATAGAGTGTATTTACAAGATGGTTATTGCAGTGATTGTTATCGTATAAATGATTATCTAAAAAGTAGAACTGATACAATGTTTATTACTTTGCCTATAGGGACGGAGGGATTGACACTTGTTAGGAAATTTAATAATAGAAGGGTGGTTAACTTTATATGAAAACTGGTTGGTTAGTAAATGATTGTTTAACTTGTATCCCAGGTACTAAAACTTTTTGGCACGATCTATTGGAATGGTTACCTGATTTAGAAGATAAGATGGGTGGATATACAAATTATAATGTATTGGCGGATAGAATAGAGCAAAATTTTTGGCAATTACTTCCAAAACAACGCCCAAGGTATATAATAAGAAATGCGACATTTTTTAGACCAATGCATTTACCATGCAAGCAGATATCATTGTTACAAGACTATTATGAGAGTGATCAACAACAAATAGATGTGTGTAATAATAGTACTCTTACGGTATTTAATTCTAATTATACATATCAAAAATATAAAAACAAAATAACTGAATGTCAAATTGAAATTATTCCAATAGGATCTGATTTTGAGTTATTTAAACACTCAAATGAGAATCATCCTGATGTATTACCTAATAGTATTTTATTTGTAGGGGCCGCTAATAATTATCCTAAAGGATTTAATATCATACAAGATTTAATAAATACTACAAATTATAATTTTTGTTTAGTAATGAAGGATAATTTTAGTATGGATCATCCTAGAGTTAGGGTATTTAATAAAATTGATCATAAAACATTGGTTAAAATATATAATAGTTGCGACATGTTGTTATGCACTTCAGTGGTTGAGACTTTACATCTGGTTTCTGTGGAAGCAGGCGCTTGTGGACTTCCAATAATCACTACCGACGTGGGTATATTATATGGTATACCCAGTGGAGAATGGGGTCTTAAAATAAAAAATAACAACTATGAAGAATGCATTGAGTATGTAAAAAATAATAAGGAGAAATTTTCTCCGCGCCAATTTTTGTTAGATAGTAAATTTGATAGAGATTCATGTAAAGAAAGGTGGCTAAGTATAATATGAAGATATTAATAGTAGGTGGATGTGGTTACGTAGGTGGTCATATGACTGACTTTTTAGGGGCGTTGGGATATGATGTCACTGTATATGATAATCTAATGTATGAAACGCGCTTTTTGAAAAAAGTAAAATTTATTCGCGGAGATATAAGGGATTTTGAAAAGTTAAATAAAATAGTGCATGATTATGATGTAGTTATATGGCTAGCGGCCTTAGTTGGGGATGGGGCTTGCGCTATCAATCCGCCACTCACAGAACTAATAAACTATGAATGCCCTAAGTGGCTAGTGGATAACTATTATGGTAAGATAGTATTTATGTCCACCTGTTCTGTTTATGGAATAAACCATGAATTAATAGATGAAGATGCGATACCTAATCCACAATCTAAATATGCGGAGACCAAACTAAAAGCTGAGCAATATATAGTCAATAATCATGATGACTATTTGGTGTTTAGACTTGGAACCTTATTTGGACTGGGGGATGAGTTTTCAAGATTGCGATTAGATTTGGTAGCAAATATTCTCACTCTGAAAGCAACCAATAAGCATGATCTTGTTGTTACTGGTGGCGAACAATGGCGCCCCCTATTACATGTTAGGGATGTATCTACAGCAGTTGAATATGGCCTAAAAAAAGATATGGTTGGTTTGTATAATTTAGCCTATAAGAATTATACTATAAAAGAAATAGCTGAAACTATACAGGATGTGGTGCCGGGATCAAATGTGGTTTGCAAGGACATGAAGTTTGAGGATCTTAGAAATTATAAAGTTAAGACAGACAGAATGGCTGCAACCGGATGGACACCTTGGTTTACATTGGAAGATGGTATAAAAGAAATTCATAAGACCATACTAGAAGGAAGAATAGTAGATACTAATGACCCAGTCTATTCAAACGCTAATTACTTAAAGGAGAAACCAAATGGAGATTTTTAATGCCGATGTAATATGGAAACCTATTAAAGGATATGAAGGTTTATATGAAGTATCTAATACTGGGGAAGTGCGGAGTTTTTTAAT